ACAGCATTTACATTAGACGTTGCACCAAGTTCTACACTAGACATAGAAGTCTTTGTAGAAAATGTTAGACAGGACCCAAACTCTGCATATAGTTTATCAGGCACTACATTAACATTTGCTGCCGCACCTCCTAGTGGTACAAATAATATTTATGTAGTACACCAAGCAAAAGCAGTAGGAACAATTAGTCCTGCAGCAGGAACTGTCAATGCAGATTCTTTTGACAACACAGTCATATCTGGACACACAGCTTTAGCCACTAAACCTGATGCTACAGATGAGTTTTTAGTTTCAGATGCAGGAACAATAAAAAGAATAGACTATTCATTACTAACTCCAATATCAACCGCTGTTGTATATAGAGTAACAACATCTTTTTCAGATGCCGCTATTCCTATAACTTCAAATATTGAAAAAGCAGATGATGGTACAGCAGGTGCAGTAGGAGATGTAACAAATAATTCAGGAGTTTTTACTTTTGCTAGCACAGGAGTATACTATGTAGCTTTTACAGCCTCTGTTTTTGGTGATGGTGCTACGGATAATCAAGTAAATTTTAACATACAGGGAACTCCTGATAATAGTACATTTGATACATTAGCTGAAGGTTTACAAGGAGCAGATGATGGAAAACAACATGTTGCTCATGCATCTGCTATTTTTGATTGCACAAATACATCAACTCATAAAGTTAGATTTACTGTGAGTAGTAGTGGAAGTAGTATTCAAGTTCAAGGAAGCACATCAGCTAATCAAACATATTTTACTTTTATTAGATTAGGAGACACATAAAATGAGAGACAGTAACGGAAAACCAAATCATATTGAAGCATATTTAGTAACAGTAAGAGCAGGTCAATGGTTCGGTTGGTCTGATTCAAAAAATAAAGTTTACTCAAATTTAATTGTTCATGATGGTGGCTCTAAGCCCACAGAATCAGATTGCACAAATGGATTAAAAGCATTACAAGATGCGTGGGAAAATGCTAAAACAAAACAAACTACAGATGAAAATTCAGGTAAAACTAAACTTAAAAATCTTGGTTTGACAGATGACGAAATAAAAGCACTGACAGGAAAGTAAATGGCATTTGGAGAAGTTGGAACATCACTATCCAAGATAAAAGCCAATAGCTTAAATCTTGCAGGTACATTTGGCTTTAGTGGCACAGTATCTGGATTAGCTGATGAAACACCTTTAGTATTAATCAGCACATTTACTTCTGATGGTTCTGATGCAACTGCAAGTTTTACTAGTGGTATAGATTCTACATACAAAGAATATTTGTTTATATTTAATAATATACACGCAGAAACTGACGACAAACATCTTACTTTTCAAACTAGTACAAATGGTGGGTCTAGTTATGGAGTGACATTAACAAATACTAACTTTAGTGCTAGGTTAAGAGAAGATAATGGTTACAATGCTTTAGCTTACACAGACAATGATGTGGCACAAGGAACAGGATTTGCAATTATTGGTGAGGGTTTTGGAAATGCTAATGACTGTTCGGGTTCTGGATTTTTAAGATTATATAATCCTAGTAGTACAACATTTGTAAAACATTATGTTAGTCAAGTACAATATATGAATTTTCAACCTGCAAGTGTAAATTATTTTACAGCAGGATATTTTAATACAACATCAGCAATAAATGCAGTTCAATTTAAAATGTCTTCTGGTGAAATACAAGGCGGAACAATAGATTTATTTGGAGTAGTATAGTGGCACTTAGTAAATTAACAGCAGACTCTTTTGATTTAACAGATAATTATGCTTTTACTGGAACTGTAACACCCGGTGCAAGTACACAAAAATTATTTTTAATTAAAAATTTAGATGCTAGTGGCAATACAACAAGAACCTTTATTGATGGTTCAAGCAGTGTTGATTTAGACAATACCTATAAAACATATTTGTTTAGATTTATAAATATACATCCTGCAACTGACCAAGTAAAGTTTGAATTTCAAGGAAGCACACAAGGTGCATCATCTAGTGATGGTGATTATGCCACTGCTATTACATCAACATTTTTTCATGCTTATCATACTGAAAATAACAGTGAGGCTGCATTAGGTTACGAAACAGCAGGAGACCAAGCACAAGGAACGGGTTTTCAAAGTTTAGGGCAACAAGTTGGTAATGCAAATGATGAATGTATTAGTGGTGAATTATATTTATTTAATCCATCATCAACTACGTTTGTAAAACACTTTTTAGCAAATACTAATAGAGCTTCGGGAAATGCTGTTTCTGTTAATAGCTTTATATCAGGATATTTTAATACAACATCAGCAATAAATGCTATTAGATTTAGATTTAGTAGCGGCAATATAGATTCAGGGAGGATAGCATTATATGGCATTAAGTAAGATACAACCTGCGTCAATGGACTTAACAGATAATTATGCTTTTACTGGAACAAATTCTATAAGTGGTGCAGGAGATATAGAAGAAACAAAATTAGCTACACTAACAGCATCTAGTAGTGCAACATTAAATTTTACTAGTGGTATAGATAATACTTACAATATTTATAAATTTAGGTTTGTTGATATGCACCCTAGTGGTGACGGAAGAAATTTTGAATTTAATGCTAGTGCAGATGGTGGTAGTAATTATAATGTTACAAAAACATCAACAAGTTTTGTTGCTTATCATAATGAGGGAGATTCAGTTGCTCCTTTAGCATATGAAGCTGATGGTGATGAAGCACAAGGAACAGGATATGTTCATTTAGCATATAACACTGGTGCTGATAATGACCAAACTTGTAGTGGTCAATTATATTTATTTAATCCATCTTCAACAACTTTTGTTAAACATTGGATTAATGTATCTAATTCATATCAATTTAATGATTATTCAACAAACACACTTACAGGAGGATATTTCAATACAACGTCTGCTATAAATGCTGTAAGTTTTAAATTTCACGCAGATAACATAGACTCAGGTACAATAGAAATGTACGGAATTAATTAAGGAGAAACAATGCCAAGATATCATAATATAAATGGAGTTAAGGTTCAGTTCACAGCAGAAGAAGAAACTGCTCGTGATGCTGAAGAAAAAGCATGGGCTGATGCAGCTCCTGCTAGAGCCTTGGCTGAATTAAGAAATAAAAGAAACAGATTATTAGCAGAAACAGATTATCTAGCTTTATCAGATAACACTCTTAGTGATGATATGAAAACATATCGACAGAATTTAAGAGACTTACCTGCAGGAAAAGATACAGTAGAGAAGTGCGAGAACGCAACTTGGCCTACTAAACCATAGGAGGATAGATGAGTAAGACACAAATAGTATCAGGTGGCATTACAGACGGCACAATAGCAACTGGAGATATGGCTGATGATGCGGTTGATAATACTAAATTAGATTTAAGTGAAACATATAATTTTACGGCTATGCCACAAAAAGGAGGCAACGGTATTGTTGCTACAGCAAGTAATTCTAATGGAAGATATATTAAATTTGCAGATGGGTCATTGATATGCAGTGTTGATAAATCAGTAACTGAACAAAACAACGGAGCAAGTGCAGGTAATTTTTATTATAGTAATGCAGGAACTTGGACATATCCATTAGCTTTTAATGCAGCCCCTAAAGTTATAGCTCAAGTAAATGGAGGACATTATAATGCTATGAGTGCAAAAGCAGTTAGTATTGGAACTTCTTCAACTAACTATTTAACAATGAGTATAAATAGCACAACTAATGCTCAAGGACTGTCACTACTTGCAATAGGAACTTGGGAGTAATTATGAGATATTACGATACAGCAATAAAAAACGAAATACATGAACAGGACCCTGAGAAAGTTCCTGCAACAGCTATACCAATGACTGACCCTAGGGTTAAAGATTTTTTTAAAGAGTTGCCTCCTAATCATCAATTAACTTTTGATGAAGATAATCTACCTGTTATTTCAGAAATACCTCCACTAACATCAGAGCAAAAAGCTGCTCAGGATGCTGAAGAAATTTTAAATAA